CCTCACGTCAGCCTACGCAAATCCTTGTCGATAGCATTGGCGTAGGCTCAGGTGTGGTGGATCGCCTGCGTGAGATTGGCCTGCCTGTGCGCGGCGTGAATGTAGCTGAAAGCCCGTCTATGGGCGATACCTATCTAAACCTCAGATCAGAGCTTTGGTTTAAGACGAAGGGTTGGCTTGAGGATCGTTCTTGCAAGCTACCGAAGAATGACCAGCTTATCGCAGAGCTAACCAGCATTCGCTACAGTTTTACCAGTTCAGGCAAGATGAAAGCTGAAAGTAAGGATGAGATGCGCAAGCGTGGCTTGGCTTCTCCTGACTTGGCTGATGCGCTATGCTTGACGATGGCCTCTGATGCTGCGACGGCGTTATCTGGGTCATTCTCTAGCTGGCGGGGTGAAATTAGAAGGAATTTGCGTGGAATAGCGTAATGTGATACGTTTGCAGCAAAAGGAGTTAGCTATGGCGTATGGAAAGAAAATGGGAAGCAAAGCTGGTTTTAAGCCATGTAAGGGTTGCCCAACACCTATGGCGTGTAAGCGTAAGGGTAAATGCATGGCTAAGGCTAAGAAGTAATGGCAAAGGGTCTCTATGCAAATATTCACCGAAAGCGTAAGAGAATTGCAGCAGGCTCTGGAGAAAAGATGCGCAAAGCTGGTGCAAAAGGTGCGCCAACTGCTGCAGCATTTAAGAAGGCTGCTAAGACAGCTAAGAAGAAAGTAAAGAAGTGATGTAATGTTTACCGCGTTTGTTCTCTTGTGTGCTCAGAATTACTGCTTTGCAGTCGGTGGCCCTGCGTATGCAAGCGAGAATGAATGCATTGCTGATTTTATGCAGAACGGAGTTCCATCTTTGCAGATGAAATATCCAACGTATACAATCATGCAGGTTAAGTGTTATGAATGGGAAAAGCAGGTGAAGTCTTAATGCCGTATTCTAAGTATAGCCCAAAGCAAAAAAAGTTAGCCGCAGTGGCTCCACCACGCAAGAAAATTACTGCTGCAGACCTGAAGAAGCTGAGCAAGAGTAAAAAAAGGAAAAAGTAATGGCAGACCGTGCTAAGTTTTTAAGTTTTCTTGATATGATTGACGGCGGTGGGGCTGGCAAGGTTGGCAATGAGTTTCAAGGTGGCGGCATTTTATCTGAAATAGCCAACATGATTGCCACACCGTATGGTTCTGAAGACCCTAGACGCCGCGCAATTGCTATGGATCGTAACAAAAAACGCAGAGATGCACTTGGCTTGCTGGACGCAATCGGAACAAAAGAGGAGCAAGCCGCAGCAGCAGCGCGTGCAGCAGCTACACCTTCTGTTGTGAAGCGGAGTGTCCCTGAGGTTACATCAAGTCCTCGCCCTCAGTTGCGCCCTGCAGCAGGCAGAACAATGGATCAAGCTGTTGGTGGCGCACAATACCCTTCTATGTATCGTAGCATGGATAGCGTTGTTGGAGGCATGGGGCTACCTGCAGCGCCAGCAGGCAAAACAATGGATCAAGCTGTTGGCGGTGCACAATATCCCTCAATGTATCGTAGCATGGATAGCGTTGTTGGCAGTATGGGTGCGCCTGATATGCCGCTTCCAAGAGTTGGTAATCAAGCAGTTCCGCTAAGAACACGTGGTGCTGAGTTTTACAAGCAGCCAAACATAGCCCCAGATTACGTTGGCGACTACACGCGTCGTCAAGACTACTCGACTAGAGCGCCCTACCCATCAGCTATGTCACCTACTGCCCCAGCTATGCCGCAGGGCGTCATGTCTTTCCGTGATTTTGTTGATGCGGAGCGTGCGGCAATGTCTGGCGCAGATCGTTATGTTGACCCAGCAAACTATCGTCGCGGTTATGCCCGCTATTTGAGTTCTATGGGCATTAATCCAGCAACGATGGGTATGTAATGTCACGCACGCGCGCAGAGAAAATAGCAGCAGCTAAGAAGCGCCACGGTTTTACGGCGATTAACAAGCCGCGCCGTGGTGGCCCAAAGAAGTTTGAGGTGCTTGCTGTAGAGGGCGATCAGGTTAAGAAGGTCAACTTTGGCGATCCTAACATGAGCATTAAGAAAGACCAGCCTGCCCGCAAGAAAAGCTACTGCGCACGCTCTGGTGGGATTAAGGGCAAAACAAGTAAACTCAGCGCCAACTATTGGTCGCGCAAAGCATGGGACTGCTAGATGGCACTTACAACATACGCAGAACTAAAGACGAGCATCGCAGACTTTCTGAACCGCGATGACTTAACCTCTGCCATACCTGATTTTATCACGTTGGCTGAAGCTGACATGCAGCGCCGCATAAAGCATTGGCGTCAGGAAAAGCGCAGTACGGCTGAGTTGGATACGCAGTACAGCGCGATCCCTGCTGACTTTCTTGAGGCAATACGCTTTTATATTACCTCAAATGACAGCTCACCGTTGGAGCTGATTAGCCAAAGCGAGATGGTAGATCGTCGGTATCGCAATGCAGATACGACAGGTAAACCGCATTACTATGCAATTACTGCTGGCGAGATCGAGGTTTACCCCACGCCTGATGGGACATACACAGCAGAGCTTTATTACTACTCACGCATTACCGCGCTGTCCGACAGTAATACGTCAAACTGGGTTTTGGAGTATTTCCCTGATGCGTATTTGTATGGCGCTTTGGTTCACTCAGCACCGTACTTGAAAGACGATGTGCGCACCCAAGTTTGGGCTGCTTTGTATCAAAGCGCAATTGATGGTATAAATGCGGAAAGCGAAAGTTCTAAATTTGGTGGCTCTGGTCGCCGCATGAAAATACGGAGTTACTGATGAGTTTATCCAATACGTTTGAAACGCACACCCTGCAATACTTGTTTACAACCACGTCTGTCACACGTCCGACAGCTTGGTATATTGCGCTGTTTACAAGCAATCCCGCTGAAGATGCCAGTGGTACTGAAGTTAGCACATCTGGCACAGCCTACGCGCGGCAGAGCGCAACCTTCACTGTGTCTGGCAATGAGGCGACAAACTCAGCCGCGATTGAGTTTCCTACAGCGACTGCCTCGTACGGCACAGTTACGCACATTGGTGTGTTTGATGCTGCTTCCGCTGGCAACCTGATTGCTTATGCAGCGCTGACAACAAGCAAGGCGATTGACACAGGCGATGTTTTACGCCTGCCAGCGAATGACCTCGATATTACGATGGACTAAATAAATGGCTGACGTAACGTACCGCAGCGCTTACGGCAAAGGCTTATATGGCGTTGAGGCGTATGGCGTCAGCGGTGCCTTTAAAGAAGGCGAAGCCATTGTTATCGGCGTTACCTCAACGGCATCTGCTGTTGTGCGTGTGCGCCTTGCCGCGTCTATCGTTGCGTCAAGTTCCAGCAATGCATCTGATGCGCAGCGTGTGCGCGAAGTCAGCGCAACGTCTAGCATTGCCGCGTCTGCTACAAGTGCCGCCCAGCGCGTGCGTGAGAGCGATGCTACGTCATCTGCAAGCGCAACAGGTGCAGCATCTGTGGAGCGCGTGCGCGAACAAAGCGCGGCTGTTAGCATTGCCGCAAGCAATACATGCGCTGCGACTAGAGTTAGAGAAAGCGCGGCTACGGTAGCGCCTAGTGCGAGTGCAAGCGCAACCGCTGTGACAGTCGTAAGCATTGCTCCAACTGTGGCTGTCGTTACAACAAATGTTGCAACAGTAAATCGCGTGCAGTTTAGCAGCGCTGCTATTGGTACTGTTTGCAGTACGGTTTGCAATGCGATTGAAAAGTGGGAGCCGCTTGCTGGCACGGCTGAAGTTTGGACAGAGGTTGATCCTGCAAGCGAAATATGGCAAGATGCGTCAAGCGTGACCGATAGCTGGTCTGCCATTCCCCCTACATCGGAAACATGGACAGATGCTTCGGCTGCAAGCGAAACTTGGGCTGATGCCGCATAGGAGATAGATATGCTGACGCAGGAAGAAGTAAAAAATCTTCTAAGTTACGACGAGACAACTGGTGTATTTACTTGGCGTAAACAAAAAGGCCCAGTAAAGGCTGGCTCTA